GTATTTAATAGAGCAAAGTAATTCTCTTCTATTTGCTCAGATAGAAAGAATACGCGGAAGTTTTTCGGAAAGAATTAAAGAATTTATTTTAGTTGAAGCCCCAAAAAACCCAAAAACAGAAAATGAATTGAGGTATATTTTAAATAATGGTTTTACTTACAATGGAGCAAATTATGTTAGATTCGGGAAGTCTGCTTCTCAGGGTAAGGATGGTATAACTGCATTTTGTGATGCAAATATTTATGAGGAATTATTTATGGTTACACAGATGGATGTTGAAATTGACGAATGTGTGATTTCAAAATATGAAGCACAACGATGTTTGCCGTTTAGTTCATGTACTTTAATAAACGAAAAACTTCCTTATATCGTTGTCATTGGTGAATATACAAAAGTATTAGAAAATCAATATATTAGATATGTTGTGGAAAATGAAAAGGAATATATCGATAAAGATACAGGAGAACAAAAAAAATATAAATCCAGGGAGATTGAAGAAGGTTCCCATCCAATTAAATTGTCACCATTTGACGGGTGTGGTTGTCATTCAAGAAAAGTTAGTGAGATGGCCAAAAATGCACTGGGATTAGATTATATTCCGGTAGGGTTACAGATTAGATTGCCATTTTTTAAAGGATATTCGGTTGAGTTTGAAGAATTTAAAATTTATCTTAAAGAAGTATTAGGTATAACTACAATTACAGATGTTTTTGGAAATAAACACACCATTGATAATATTGATTGTTTGTGGAATATTTCAATGTTTAAAGGATATGGTATATTCAATAAAAAATATGGTTCTGATGGATGGAATAAATATCTTGAAACATTAAATAAATATCAGTTTAAACTTGGTGTTAGTAAATATAGTCATCATGTAAAAGATATAAACTTAATGACAAAAACAAATTTTCAATATTTGCAATGCCTTGATTTATGGAACGATAAATACATTGAACAATTTGAGAAAAAAGATTATAAAAATTATGATATACTTGCCCCAGAAAATGAAGGGAAAATGATTAAAATCGCTAAATATTCAACAGAATTATGTGAAAAAATAATTAAAGGAAACAAATTTTATACATATAAATTCTTAGGAATTGGAGATACAGAGGATTATGAAGCTGAAGGAAAGTATCTTGAAGCATCCTTGATTAATGATGTTATGTTAAAAGATTCTGCCGTAAAACAGTACATACATCGCAAGCTAAAGAAAACAATTAATGACATGAAATATGGTAAGATTTACACCGAAGGATTTTATCATACGCTTGTTGGAGACATGATTGGTTATCTTGAGTATGCTGCTGGCAAAGAACCAATCGGGTGTTTGAAAGCAAAAGAATTTTATTGTGACACAATTAGAAAAGGCAAAGTATTGTCATTCCGTAGTCCTCTAGTATGTCCATCAGAAGTAAATGATGTAAATATTATATCCAATGAGATTACTGAAAGATGGTTTAGTAATTTTAAAGACCAAGATGTAGTTATGACTAATATGTATGATATAAGCTTACCACAACAGGGAGGCGCAGATGAAGATGGGGACGCAGTAAAATTAGATACTAATCCTATTATTATTGCATCGAAAATAGACAAGCCCATAATAATTGATATTGAGGATAAGGTAACTGCAAAAGTAAAAAAATATACAAAAGAAAATTTAACTGATTATGAAGTTAATAGTAGGGATAATCGTATTGGCGAAATAACTAATGTTGCAACAAGTATTCGTAATATGTATACAACGGATAATAAATGGAAAAAAATATATGATGATTATGTTTCTTTACTTAGAATATTTCAAGGTAAGGAAATAGATTTTCAAAAAACAGGTGTAAGATGGCAAATGAACAAAGGATTAAGAAGGTTTTTAAAGCAACTCCCGTTCTTCTTAATGTACAACTATCCAAAAAAAATGAATACATATTATAAATTAAAACGTCACAATAAAGCAATCCAATATGATAAAGATAAAGTTGAATTAAACGCTTACCACTCTCCTTCTCCCATGAACGAGTTGGCAGATTATATTGATACATGGGAAAAGAAAAAAATTGTATGGGATAGAAATGTTGTAGATACCAGATGTTTGATTCTTAATACTAAACTAGAGTTAAAAGACAAAAATATAATAAAGAATATAAAACATTTGATTAATGAATTTGCTGATAAGTGGAGAGAAATGATTAAAGAACAATCATCTATGGAAACGGAAGGAGAATATAATCCTTCACAAATATTAGTCAATCATTATAAAAAGCAATTATTAAATATTGTTGTGGATGAAGAATTGCTTGCAAATTATGTTATTAAGGTATCTTATTCAAATATGTCAATTAGTAAAGTACTAGCATGGAATGGATACGGTGATTATATTATTAAGAATCTAAAAGAAAATACTCCTATAAAAAAACGTACAATAATTGTAGAGACACCATATAAGACAGAATATAGCTATGAATATTTAGGAAAATATTATGAATTATGGGATGGTGAAAAGGGTGTATGATATATCAGACAAATTCCTTTATGAAATTTTAGATGATTATAAGGAAGCAATAACAGATACAGACAAAGATGAAATAATTAAAGAATTTATGAAACTAATATGGGCTAGTAAAAATAAACGAAGTGTATATAAAAAAGATTTAAGATTTTCTGTATCAAGATCTCTTTTGGATACAGAAATAGGACAGATATTCAATACATATTCAGAAATTAGTTATACTTCATATCGTTCTATGACTAAAGACACAGATTTTATTAGTTTGATAAGACAAAAGGCAAATAACATTTATACTAATCTTTGTGATGGAGACGTGTGCTTAAAAAAAGAATACATGGATTTAATCAAGCAACCAAAACAAATGTATTATAGGTGGAGGTCAGGAGAAATATATGATGCTACTGCTCTCACATCTCAAATTGATGACATAATTGCTGAGTCTTTAATTGTAAAAGAAAAATATTCAAAGCAGAAAATGAATATCAGATGGAATGACTATAAAATTTTAATTGTTCCATATTTTAAAAGGATGTTTGAAAACTTTATACCACTTGAAGATTTTGAAGATAAAAATCACCTTACAGTTGATATAAATACATGGAATGAAGATAATTTTGCAATTGCTTATTTGTGTAAAGGGTTGGAAGGATATATGAGAAACTATCAGAAAGAATATTATGGATTAAGTATCCCAAATTCAAAACAAAAACAAGTGTTTAGTAGGTGTAATTGTGGTAGATTATTTAAACAAAACAAGCAACATAATAAAAAAATGTGCGATATATGTTGTGAAGAATCAAGGTTAAATAGGTATAAAAAATACAATAGAACTAGAAAACCACAAAGTTAAAATCGCAATAAAGCAAGTAAATATAATGATTATCATCTGTTTTTATGTCTTTATATATACAGTATAGGTAATAATATAATACGCAAAACATTTCAATCAATTAAGCTTTCTATATTCTTTTTTCATATACTCCTCTTCTATCGGATGGTGTGTTGCTGCATACAACGGGGGCACACTGTCTGAATCTAAAATATTTGATTAAGTCCCAGGGTACAGTATAAATGTTTCATTAAATCTGTATTACCTGTATAGTATAGCTTCAAATTATTGGTTTTGACGTGCATGGGAAGTCAGATTAAATGTGGTCAATCGTATGAATTCATATGAGCGTAAAACAGCCAATAATAAATAAGAGGTATTCTACTTATATACATGCAACATTAATTATCCGTTGACTTGCTATGCTACGTAAATCATTAATATAAAACTGATAAGTTCAGCACAACAGAATTTATTTAGTGTTTCAGTGGAATTAAAACTTTTGTTAATCAAGTTTGCATGTGTTGAGCGTAATTAACCATTACTCTACTTGACCGTAGTTTAAAGATTAACTGTACCAGTGCTTATAAGTTGGTAACTTGTAAGTACTGGTCTTTTATTTTGCTTTCATAGCACAATTGGTAGTGCATCTCACTTGTAATGAGAAGGTTGTTGGTTCAACTCCGACTGAAAGCTTCCCTAATAAGGGTTATTTTAACTATGAAAGGAAGATTTGATAATCTTTTATGAACGAAAACAATATGTTACACTCTTATGATTTAGAAAAAATGATTAAGAAAGCAAACAAAATTGCAAAGGATAAATTATCTGATTTGCAAAGTAGAGACAAAAGGAAATTGAATATTAAAGAAAAAAGATTAATTAAGAAAGCTGCAGTTATCGAAGATGATTTTTAGTATTAAAAAAACATATGAAAGACGGTGAATATGTGGTAAATAAATTGCCATTCTACGATACGAATGCGATTTTAGATTTACAGGATAAGATTTTAGAAAGTGAATTTGTATTATCTACAGTTACTTTATATGAACTAGAACATATTAAGGTTTCTAAAAATAAGGACGATGAAACTAAATACAGAGCAAGGAAAGCCATACATATTTTAGATGACAACTTTGTTAAATACACTTCTATTACTCCCACTTCTAAAACAATTAAGATATTAGACAAATTTAAATTAGATCAATCTCCAGACAATTTAATTATTGCATGTGCTTATGAATATAATCAAAACTTCCAAATTACATTTATTTCAAACGATATATGCTGTAAAGTAATTGCAAGAAATATATTTGGATTAGATACTTCTGGCACTGTAAGTAAAATAGAAAAACCATATACAGGATTTAAAGAAGTAGTTATGGCTGATTCAGACATGGCTATTTTTTATGAGAATCTTAATGAAAATACATATGAATTGTTGATAAATGAGTATTTAATAATTAAGGATAAAGATGGAAAAGTTATTGATAAATTCAGATGGAATGGTGAAGAATACTTAAATGTCAAATTTATAACCATTAAATCAAATTATTTTGGTACAGTGAAGCCATATGATGGTGATGTTTATCAGCAATGTGCATTGAACAGTATATCATATAACCAAATAACAATGTTAAAAGGTGCTGCCGGAACTGGTAAAAGCTATTTAGCTATTGGACATCTTTTTTATTTATTAGAAAAACATAAAATTGAAAAGATTATTATATTCTGCAATACTGTGGCTACTGCCAATTCTGCTAAACTAGGGTTTTATCCTGGAAGTAAGGATGAAAAATTACTTGATAGCTCTATAGGTAATATGCTATCCGCTAAATTAGGTGGAAAATTAGCCGTTCAGGAATTAATTGATGATAATAAACTGGTGTTATTGCCGATGAGTGATGTGAGGGGTTTTGACACAACAGGAATGAAAGCCGGTATCTATATTACTGAAGCTCAGAATATGGATATATCTCTTATGAAACTTGCTTTACAGAGAATTGGTGAAGACTGTATTTGTATATTGGATGGTGATTATCAGACACAGGTTGATATGTCACAGTATGCAGGTGCCAATAATGGTATGCGTAGAGTGTCCGAAGTATTTAGAAATAATGATTTTTATGGAGAAATAGAATTACAGAATATCTATAGAAGCAAGATTGCGAAAATTGCAGAGTTAATGTAACTCAAATACGAGGTAGAATTATGAAAAATTTGAAGTATTATTTAGGAGGAATAGTCACTATTATTTTTGTGGTACCTATAATTAACAAGTTTACAGAATTAGTTGAAGTATGGATTGAGTCACTTAAAACTACTCCTTCTAAACGCATTTTGGAGCATGAAAAAGATACTGCTATACTAAGAGAATTTCTTAATGAGCCAGAGGAAATGTACGATTATGAAGTTGAATATCTCAATGAAGATGATGATGAATAATTTTATTTTTTAATTCTGTTTTTGCGTATACCTCCACTAATTACACTATACACCAATATGGATTAGATTGCAAGAAAAATTTGAATAGATAGATGTTTTTAAGAAAGGATTGGTGACTTATTACACAAGATTGTTTAAAAAAGCCAAGTGAAACAAATGATGAGTATCGTATTCGTTTATATAAATATAAAGATGCTTATGGATTAAATAATAAAGATATAGGTGACTTATGTAATGAGGTTTTTGAAGTTAACTATGACGAGTCGGCTCATAGAAAATATGTAAAACCTTATCTTGATGGATACAACGACGCAAAGAAAGAGCTTGGAGATGGGGATGTTCAATTATTAGCTCTTGTTAAAAAAAATGAAGCTATTGCTGAAACCATTCGTAAAGAGAGATACAAGCTTCAAGCTACAAAGTTAGAAATTGACAGACAAGACAGACAGCTTAATCGATTTGAGTTGTTTTATGAAAATGTTAGAGATGCCATTACTTCTCTTCCGCTCCCAGAGATTAAATCATATTATATTCGAAACGAAAATGATGATGAATATGTTGTTTTAATAGCAGATGTTCATTTTGGGGCAAAATTCAAATCTACACATAATGAGTATTCAATTGAGATAGTAAAAATGAGATTTAATAAATTACTTTCAGAATTAATATTACTTATTGAAGAAAAACACCTTAAAAGACTTACTATACTTGGATTGGGAGATGATATTCAAGGAATGATTCATCTTACTGACCTTACACTTAACCAGATACCTGTTGTAAATGCTGTAGTAGAATATCCTAGAATAATTGCTTGTTTTTTGAATGAATTATCGGCTTATTGTGAAATTGATTATTATCCAGTACAGAATTCTAACCATTCTCAGACCCGTCCGCTTGGAACAAAGGCCAGTGAATTGGCTTCTGAAGATCTTGAAAAGGTAATTGTTAATCATATTTATGATTTATTAGTTAATAATAGTCGGGTTACAGTACATAATGAATTTGAAGACAAACCAATTATATTAGATATTAACGGATTTAAGTGTATTGCTAAACATGGGCATCAGTTAAAAAATGTTAATGATAATGTATTAAAGGATTTGAGTGATTTTTATCGAGTGTTTTTCGATTATGCCATACTTGGGCACTTGCACGCAGGAAAGGAGTCTGTCGTAGGAGCTGGGGATGTAAATAACAGGGATGTAATTGTGGCAGATGGATTTATTGGCAGCGATCCATATTCTGATAGCTTATTTAAGGATTGTAAGGGTGCAGTTAAAATATGCAAGTTCACCAAAAACGGATATACCGGTTATGACAAAATAATTTTTGATTAAATAAATAATATAAAACATTTAAAGGAGATTTTAATAATGTGTGAATTTTGTGAAGATAGAGATTCAGAAACTGTAAGTGTGGATTTTACATATATTGATGAACTTGGTATGCCAACTCATATGTGTAAAACGGTTGAAAGTGATTATCTTGGAGGTGCTCAACTTGAAGTAGTTGGAGACTTATTTAAGGATTTCCTACTTGCTTGTGGATTTAGTTATCTGAGTAATAAGAGAATTAAATGGGTTGATGATGAAAGATAATATCAAACAATCAATTTAGAATTTTATTGTGAAAATAGGGTATGAAATCCCAACTATGTGTGAATCGAGAGTGAAATCTCAACCATTTAGAAAGCTATACCAAGGACTATATCTATCAAAGGATATGGTCTTTTTTGATGCATAATTAGCATCCAACAACTGAATATTGTTCAGAGCCTATCTGGGTTATCAAAAGGCATATAGACAGAGAAAATTTGCGGATGGTGAGAAGATTCCGCTACTCCCCTATTACAGAGATAATTAGCACCCGTGAGATGATGTGCTACAGCGAATTTGGAATGTGTGTGAAAAGAATATTCTACAGCGAATAAATACAAGGTGAGAGGCTTGTTTATTGTGTAAAGGGGTAATTAATGAATCAGAAATTTAGCAAAAAAGAATTAGAGCGTTTAGGATGTAATGAAGAAGAAGCTAAGTTGGTTATAGAGTATCAAAAGAAACTACCGATAATTGTTGAAAATGACAAAATAGAAAAGTTTTGTATTGATGCAAGAACATTACACACACAATTAGGTGTGGGTAAGCAGTTTAGTCATTGGGTTCAAATAAGGATTAAGTCTTATAAATTCATCGAAGATGCTGATTTTATGACTTTTTCACCAAATGGGCTAAAACCTTTAGGTGGTAGACCATCAATCGAATATTTAATAACAATGGATATGGCAAAACAACTGTCCATGATTGAGAGGACTAGTATTGGAAATATAGCTAGAAGGTATTATATTCTCATGGAAGATTTAGTTAAGAGAAATAAAGAATGGTGGCAAACTCGTAATCCAGAGCGTAAAGAATATAATGATATGTGTGAAGCATTATCAAATAACATTTATCGTAATAGTGGCAGATACGCTGACAAGTATGATTATTCAAGGCAAGCGAATATATTGAATCGTATAGCAACTGGTAGTTCAGCTTTGGAAATTAGAAATTATTTCAACATATATAACCAGAATGAATTGACTCGTGACAGTTTAGAAAAGGATTATAATGAAAAATTAGCTTTTCTTCAAAAGCAAAATATCATATATCTCGGTATGAATATACCTATTGTAGAAAGAGTTAAATTATTGATTTCGGCTTTTGATGTTATATATCCTACTGCTAGTCCTGTTTTACCTAGGCTATCAAGAGATAATATGTTGCAAGAAAGAGAAAAGATTTTAAAAGAGTTAGAAAGTTAATTTATAAATAATATAATACATATTTATATCAAGGCGGATAGGGGTTAAATCCCATCTGCTTTTTTAGTGGAATTACTACTCTCCCACTGTTAATTATGAATGAAAGGTGTTGGCATGATGTCAAATAAAGCTACTGGCAAAACAACAATGCCAGCTAATGAACAAAAAGGTAAAAAAACATGTACATGCTGTCATGAAGAAAAAAAGGTAACAGATTTTTATATAAGTAAAAGTCCATTGTTTTCTATCGATGAACGGGTTCCGGTATGTAAGACATGTGTTATAAACAGCTCAATTAATGAAGATGGTACAGTAAATGAACTTGAATTAAATAGGATTTTAAGAAAAATTGATAAACCTTATTACAAGGATTTATTAGAGAGTTCAAAAAACAGATTTATAAAAGAACATTCTTATGTGGAAGAAAATGATGTAAAGTTTTTTGGAAAAGAAATATTGCAAGCATATTTTACGCTGGTTGCAATGAGACAAGATAGAGATAAATCATATGATGATTCCGAAAAAGATGGATTTGTACATATTACAAGTAATACATCTAAAAGTACAAAGCAGAAAATAGCAAAAAAATATGCTGATATTAATGAATCAAATTATACAGAGGAATTCGATATTGAATCTCAAGATGTAATATGGTCAGAAAAAGATAAACAAAATATGAGCTATGTTATTTCTACAATTGGATATGACCCCTTTAATGATGTTGGTTTAAAAGATGTAGATAAAAAATACTGTTTTAACATTCTTGCAGGATATTGCGATACTGATGGAATTTCAGAAGATGGACATAAAATGCAAAGCGTAATCGAAATGACAATGCTCTATTGTCAGTGTAGAAAAATAACTGAAACGATGAATGTTGAGCTATCGAGCGGAGATGTTGATGATACAAAAATATCTAAGCTCACATCGTCAAAAACTGCTCTCCTATCTTCTATTGCTACTATTGCAAAAGACAATAATATTGCTTCTAACTATAACAAAAATTCAAAGCAAGGACAAAGTTCTCTTACCTCTAAAATGAAAGAAATGGCAGAGAATGATTTTGAAGCTATAAAGGTTAATTTATTTGATATTAAAACAAGTGAAGCATTTAAACAGATTGCCGATTTAAGTAATCAAAGTATTATGGATCAACTTACATTTGATAATAATGACTACGTTGAAATTATTAAAGAACAAAGAGAAATTATTCAGAAGTATGAGACGGATTTTGATGAACTTAAAGAAGAAAATAGAAATCTAAAAAATAAAATAACTGACTTAGAGAACTGGAAGAGGTGATATAGATGGAAATTTATATACCTATGACCGATAAAGAATTTAGTCAGAAGAAGTTAGAAGAATATGCTAAGGTTGCAAAAATTGTCCAGTGGGGTAGACAAAATCCAGTAAAGTATTGCAATCTTGTCTATGGGTTACAATTGATTGATTATCAGTCATATTGTTTTATGAAAACTTGGACTGCTCAATATGCACTATGGGCTGAATGCCGTGGTGCTGGTAAGGATACATTGGCGGCAGCTTATTTTATGACAAGATTATCTCTCATACCTGATTATAGTCTATACATAAGTTCAAACACCTATGCTCAGTCAGTAGAGTCATTTAATAAACTTAAAGATATTGCATTGAAAAGGATACCATCTTTTAAAAGTGCTACAGATATTTTTGCTAGGGAAGTTGACAAGACTGGGAGTAATAGTGAAACTGGATTTTTACAAGCTCCAACTTGTAAATTTAGATTATATAATAATTCAAAACTAGAAGCTTTATCATCAAACCTTGAAGCTATTAGAGGTAAGCGTGGCGCGGTATGGTTTAATGAGACTGCATGGAAAACAGCAGAAGAACTTGCCGTAGTTGAAAATTTCGCTAATGTTGATTCAAGTTTCTCTACTAGCACAGAAAAAATTCAATATTATGAACCTCAACAGGTGCCTTTACAGATACTATATACATCTTCTGTAGGGGATGTTACATATCCATTTTTTGATAAGTATAAAACGTTTTTCAAAAAAATGATAGCTGGTAATAATAATTATTTTTGCTTTGATATAGATGCTTACGATGTATTAAACCACTCTTCTATTAATGGTGAACATATTAAGTCTCATTTAACAGAAGAACAAATCATGAAAGCTATTGAAGAAGATCCAGATAATGCCGATGTTGAATTATTTAACAAATTCAGAAAAGGCGGAGGACAAAATGCAGTTGTAACAATGGACGAGTTGATTAGAAACTCCACTATTCGCAAGCCATTACTATATAATGATACAGGCAAAAAGAAATTTTTATTATGTTATGATCCAGCACGTAACTTTGATGGAAGCATACTTAGTATTTTTCAGGTAATTAATGATAAAGAGGTTGGTTACAGACTAAAATTAGAAAATGTGATTTCTATGGTTGATATAAATACAAAGAATAAAACTCCTCTTCCAATGCCTCAACAATTAGAAATAATCAAAGAGACTATGATTAAATATAATGGGGAACGTGCCGCTGAGTGGGAGAATATAGAATTTTATATCGATGCTGGTTCTGGTGGTGGTGGTATTTCCGCTGTTGCAGATCAATTAATGGAAGATTGGACTGATAAGTTTGGAAAAAAGCATAGAGGTATTATTGATCCAGAGCATAAACAATATGAAACAGCCAGAAAAAAGTATACCAATGCTATGCCTATTGTTCATCTTGTAGACCCACAAGGATATAAGAAAATCATGTATGATGCGGTTTCTAAAATGGTTAAATTAAATCTGATAGAATTTACTGACTATGACAACAAAGAATATATTATGGTTGAAAATAAAGATGGTGGATTTGATACTGCAACATTAAGCATGGAGGAACAACTGGCATTAACTTACATGAATATAGCTAAAACGCAATTATCATATATGTGCAGATATGATACCCCAAATGGCGGAGTTCAGTATGAATTAGCAAAAGATAAAAAAGCTATGCATGATGACGCTGCATATACTATTGCCGAGGGTGCATATGCTCTTGCTATAATGAGAAGAGAGGATTTATTACAAAAACCCAAACAACCACAACCAACCGATACACAACTTCATTTTCGTCAACCAAACATATATTCAAAATAGAAAGGATGGTGATAAAATTTGCCAGAAGAAATTGAATTGACAGAACAACAAAGAATCGACTTTTCACAAGCACTTCAATATATGAAAACTGCAAAGTTAATTTTGCGTGACTTAGAACTATCCAGAAACGATACTAAATTTTATGCAAAGTATAAAAAAGAAGATATATTAAAATGGCTTGAATCACCATCTTCCCCTTCAAGTGAAAAGAATTTGCGTGAAGCTTCTAATTTTATGTATGACCACTCTGGTCATTATAGGAGATTATGTAATTTCTTTGCATTGATGTCTCAGCTGGCATATGTTGTTTTACCATATAAATTTTCAGAAGATAAATTTGATGCTGATAAATTTAAGAAAAAATATAAATCAACAATAGATACACTTGAGGTCATGAGTATAAAACATGAATATCAGAAGGCTGTTGCATCTATGGTTCGTGATGGTATTTCATATAATTATGAATATTCCACTAATGATAGCTATTATCTTAGAAAACTTGATCCACAATATTGTACGGTATCATCCATTGAGGATGGAGTATTATGTGTGGGGTTTGATTTTACATATTTTAATAAATATCCAGAAAAACTATCTCAGTATGGCGATGAATTTGTTTCTAAATATGATATTTATAAAGCAAATTCTAAAAAACGTTGGCAAGAATTAGATTCAAAATTTGCTTTTGCTTTAAAAATGGACGAAAGCATTGATTATAATATTCCATTCTTTGCTTCTCTTCTGCCTATGCTATATGATATTGAGGATTATAAAGCGTTAGAAAAGAATTCAAAAGAACAGGATAACTATAAGTTGTTATCATTAGATTTACCATTGAACGAAGACGGAAGTTATAGATATGATTATAACGAAGCTGTTAAGTTCTATAACATGATGGCTTCTGCTCTCCCATCCTGGGTAGGTTTGGTTCTTTCTCCAATGAAAGTCAATGAATATGCATTTAATAAAACAAATGCTACAAATTCAACTAATTCAGTTGCAAATGCGGAATCAGAATACTGGAATGCTGCTGGTGTAAGCGAGTTATTATTTAACTCAGAAAAATCATCAAGCGCAACCATAGGAAATTCAATTAAAACAGATGAAGAAATAATTTTTAGTATTCATCGTCAAATAGAAAGAGTGGTTAACAAAAAATTAAAGCAAGAACCTGGAAATATAAAATTTAAGATAAATATTCTTGATACTACAGTATTTTCAAAAAGGAATATCTTGATAATCTATTAAAGGCTTCAACGTATGGAGTCCCAGTAAAACTTGCTATTTGTAGCATGTTTGGATATTCTCCAGCAGATACATATGGCATGACTATGCTTGAGGAAGTGTTGGATTTGGTTAGTAAATGGAAGCCAATGCAAAGTAGTAACACCCAAAATACTGGTGATACATCCGAAGGGGGCAGACCCAAAGTAGATGATGAGCAATTGAGTGATGCGGGGTCAGCAAGTAGAGATGGTGATAATAGAAATAAGAATGCTTAAAGGATGGTGATTATGTTGCCAAATAATAATTTTGTCTGCACATCTGATAAAGATACGGCAGATAAATTAACAAAACTAGGCTTAAAATTACTAAATGGATCAAATGGAATGTATGTGTTTATAAATGATACAGTATGTAATTTTGAACAAATAGATAGCTCAAAGATTTTACAAACAAATCAGCTAACATTTTAAGACTTCCTTTGGTAGTCTTTTTTATTTTGGTTAGAAAGGAGGTAGAAATGGAAAAACAATTAAATATTACATATGAATCAAATTTAACTAATATAGTTTCAGTTAATCCGTCTTTTGATTTAGGTATTCTAAAGGTTGCCTACACTGGTTTAAATCGCAATAATTCTTTTATCAGTGAAGAAACATTTGAAAAGTGTATTAGCACAATATATAACTGTCCTATTGTATGTAATTATAACAGAGAAACGGGTTCTATCGGTAGTCATGATATTGAAATTGTAAAGGAAGATAATAATACTTATAAAGTAATTAATATTACACAACCAGTGGGTGTTGTGCCAGAGTCTTCAAAATATTGGTGGGAAGATATAGTAGACAATGGAGTTAGCCATCGTTATCTATGTGTTGAAGTTCTACTATGGAAACGCCAAGAAGCATATGAACATATAAAGGATAATAAAGTTACAAAACACAGTATGGAAATTGATGTTGTAGATGGTAATTTTACAACTGAAGGTTATTATAGTATATCTGATTTTGTGTTTACGGCATTATGTTTGTTGGAATCTGCTGAACCATGTTTTGAGTCATCGGCATTGCACATGTTTTCAAAAGACGATTTTAAGGAGCAATTTACGCAAATGATGAATGAATTTAAGGATTATGCAATACAAAATCAATCCTCTTCTGAGGTTGATATAAATAAAAATACTAAGATGGAAGGAGGACAAGTCTTGAATGAAGAGATTAGAAATTCAATTCTTCAAGAGTTTAGTCTTACTTTAAATGATATTGATTTTGAAATTACAGATGAAATGTCAGAGGAAGGTTTAAGAACTAAATTAGAAGAATTTACAAACAGTAATGGAAAGACACAGACTAACACTGAGCCAGAAACAAAAACCTTATTTTCTGCTACATATCGTCAGAAAAGAGATGCCCTAAATAATGCATTATCTAGCGATATTGTTTATGATAGCGAAGGCAATTTGATTGAAGAAACATATTATTGGGTTGCGGATTTTGATGATACATATGTTTATGTCGAGAAGAGTCACTGGACTAAAGAAGGTGGGTATGATGAAAAACACGGAAGATATACTTATTCATTTGACGAAACGGCATTAACTGCAACTATTACAAGCGATTTTGAAGAAATGGTATTAGTGTGGCTTACTGTTGATGAAAATCAGAAGTTACAGGAGGAAAGAAATAAATTTGAACTTTTGAATACCGAATACGAAGAGTACAAGTCAAACTATTCTACTCCAAATTCGGAAGTTGAAAGATTGCAAAAGTTCGAAAAAGATACTATTGATTCGAAATATGAATCGGATATAACAGAAGTGTTTTCTAGATTTGAAAAACAACTTAATGGAGTTACAGAGTTTGAAATACTAAAAGAAAAATATAATGGCATGGAAGTTAATATCATTGAAGAAAAATGTTTCGCTATGCTTGGAAAGAAAAACGCAAACTTTTCAATAAAATCAAAAGACACAGTAGTTAAATTACCTGTTGACCATAAGGATGAAGAAATTGAAGATTCATATGGTGGTTTATTGGCAAAGAAATATAAGTAATAACAATTGAGCAGAAAATGTACTGCTCTATTTTTATGCGCAAAATTGATTTTTAAATTTAAAGGAGGATTTTATTATGGCATATTCCGTAGTTACTCGTGAAAGAATGACAAGTGAAAGCGTTGCAGCAGCAAGGCTGTCTGCAAAATATTTACCTGGTGGTACCGCTACTGCAATTGAAAATGGAAATGTAGTAGTTATTGGTTCTTTAGTTAGTGGTGAAAGAGAACTTTATACGGTTACTACTCCTACTGCAACTACTGCATTATCATTAATTGGCTTAGTTACTACTCCTGAAGTTATGGCAGATGAAAGAAAGAAAAATTTAGATGAGTTTAGAAATGAAGCTGGTGAAATTATTACCATTGATAAATTATTTTCTGGTGATGTTTTTTCATTAACAGCAGAAGGTTTCGATGGTACTCCTACTCTTGGTTATGTGGTTGAACTTAAGGCAGGATCAAAATTAAATGCTGTTGCAACCTTAACATCTGGAAGTACAAAAGTTGGGACTATCATTGACAACGTTAATGGCAAATATGCGGTACAGGTTGTCTAATTAAAAATAATATTAAACTAGGAGGAATTATATAATGGATAAATTAAATGTAATTAAGTTAGCTACAGATATCATTCAGAAGAAAGTTAATCCTAACTTTGCGGATGCTTCTAAGAATTCTGAAGCTCTTAGAGACGCACTTATTGAAGCAAATGGCGGTAGCACAACTTTAGATGTAAAAACATTTCACAGAGGTAATGAATGTTTCCAAATTATTGAGGAGATTATTCCTTTAATTATTCATGACGGTTTACAGGGTAATGAGTTTTTCTTTAATCTTGTAGATTATAGAAATATTGCGCTTGGTGATGATGTTGATTTCTGGAAGAAAAATGAAACTAATCTCATTGTTGCAGACGCTTCTTATGGTGTAAGTGGTATTCGTAGACAGAGACTTGGCAATATGACAAAATACAATGTAGATACCACGCTTAAAATAGTTAAAGTTTATGAAGAATTAAAGAGACTTTTAGCAGGTAGAACTGATTTTAATGAGTTTATTACAGAAGTTTCAAGAGCCATGACCAAGAAGGTTATGGACAATACATATACAGCATTTAATGGTATTACAGCTGCAACTGCTGGATTAAACTCTACATATGTACCCGTAGGTACTTACACAGAAGATGGCTTACTTGATCTTGTTGGTCACGTTGAAGCGTCTACAGAATCTACTGCAACTATTTTAGGTACTAAGAAAGCTCTTAGAAAGGTTACTACTGCAACCGTTTCTGATGAAGCTAAGACTGATCTTTATAATATGGGATTCTATGGTAAATTTAATGGAACAAATATGGTTTATTTACCTCAGAGACATGTTTCTGGTACAGATACCTTCTTACTGAATGATAGTAAGATTTATATTGTTGGTGGTACTGATAAGCCTATTAAAGTAGTTAATGTTGGTACAGGTATCATGTCTGCAAATGATCCTTTACAGGCTGCTGATTTTACACAGAATTATCTGTTTGGTCAGGAATTTGGTATTGGCCTTGTATTCAATGAGAAGATGGGCGTTATGAACATGTCTTAATTTAATGCTATTTCTAGGGTGACGGTAAAATGTCGCCCTTATTATTAAATATAAAGGAATGAAAGGAAGTATTGAAATGGGATATACGAAGGCTCAACGAGAGGCTAAATTAGCTGAACAAGGGTTTGTAAAAAATGAAACAGAGACTATAAATGCAAATAATATTAAGCAAGTAGAAAAAAAGAAATTAAAGTTAGATGATAGTGTATCTATTCTGGTTTCTAGTAATGTATTTGGTTTATTAACATATGTAAATCATAAAACTGGAGACAAATATCAATGGAGCAAGATGGGTGAGGTGCAGAGTCTTTATGTATCAGATATCCGTGCGATGAAATCAAATCAACAGAGATTTTTGGAGGAGAATTGGATTTTAATCGAAGGAATTGCAGATAAAGATGAAGCATATGAAAACGTTGATTTGGATGACGTTTATGAAACATTACAGATTTCTCATTACTACAATAATAGATTATGTCCCAAGAACATTGGAGATATATTTAATTGGTCAGCTACTGATATAAGAGAAAAAGTTCCTAAGATGAATAGTGGTGTAAAAGAGTCTCTTGTTGTTCGTGCGAATGAATTAATTAAATCTGGAGTGTTAGATTCTATTTCTAAACTAAAAGCATTAGAGGAAGTTCTTGGTTGTGAATTAGCTGCACCGGACAAAGAATAATAGAAAGGAGTTGAAATATTATGGCAACTCCATATTCAGATGTATTTAACTCGTTCTTAGGTAAAATAACTGATTATGATTTCCCTAAATTTGAAGAACTAGAGCAGGAAGCGATATTATATGGCTATATGAAATCAGCATGTGTTAATTTTAAAAAGGTATGCAAGATTGATTTATATGATAGAGATGAAATTTTAAAAATATTTAACAATTCATTAGATGATGAAATAATTGATATTATTACTGAATTGATGATTGTTGAATGGTTAAAACCCAAAGTTTTATCAACTGAGAATCTTAAAAACTGCTTAAGTACAAAAGATTTTAGTTTATTTTCACCTGCCAACTTATTAAAAGAAATTAGAGAAACACTTGTGACATGTAAGGATAATTCTAAGAAATTGATTAATAATTACTCTTTTACTCATGCGGATTTTACTAAGTTAGGTGGTTGATATTATGAAAAATGAAACGACCAACTTATATTTAAAAACTATGATAGGCTCAGTATACAAAATATTGCCTATGTTTGATAACAGCGATGAAACACTTCATGATTACTTAGATAGTTTGTACATTCAATTGGTAGGTGGATATGAATATTATTGTGAATTACAATACAATCAAAGTTTTCAGTCTACAATAAATATAATTCAGTATTTTAGAAAGCATGACTTTGATAAGAAAACATGTAAACGTGAAGTTCTTAAAGCCACTAATATACTAGACAAACTATCAAAATTGTGAGGAGGTGAACCATGGCTATTAATTGGGATTTATACAATAAACGCTTAAATATTAATGGTTCAAGTGAAAGAGAACGCAATTTAAATTGTTTACAAAGAACTATTTTAAGTAAATTGCCTAATTCACTTTCTTGTAAAACGGTAGTCATAAATGGTATTGAACAATCTATTGAAATTGTTAAAACAAATATTGATTATAAAAAAGTAATTCATTCACTTCCAAATAAAGGTTTTAATTGTGGAGATTATGTATTACATAGTGAAAATACGTATTTAATTACTGAGATTGATGCAGATGATGAAGTATACACTTCGGGTAAAATGCAACTCTGCAACTACATACTGAAATGGCAAAACTCCACAGGTACTATTCTCTCCTATCCATGCATTGCATCAACAAGTTCAACCGCTGGTATATCTGAAGGTAAAATAATAACAGTAGGTGATGCAATTTACACTATAAAATTACCTTTTGATTCTAATACTTTGTTAATAAACATTGATGATAGATTCATTATTGATGATTTAAATGTTAAAATTCCACAGGTATATGCTGTTAGCAAACCTAATAGGACAGAATTTAAGTTTGGAGATAAAGGGCTAATTGAACTTACAATGAAACAATCTAAGTACAATGATATATCAGATAGAAAAGATTTAGGTGTATGTAATTATATAGAACCAACAGAAAATCCCAATCCACCAGATGGTGATACATACGCAGTTATAGCTTCAGATAATGAAGATAACAAAGTGATTGTGGGTTATAAAGATGGTACTACTCTCTCACCAAAGTTTTTTAAAGCAGATAAGACAGAAAATTCTTCTATTGTTTCGGTGTGGGAATTTTCATTGCCGGTTGGCTTGGAAGAGTATATTCATTTAAGTTACACTGGCAATAATGTAAACATCTATGCTGACGATAAGTTTGAATTGTATGGTATTACAATTACTGTTTCTGTGTCAGATGGAAGTGGAAATTATAAAGGAAGTATAACATTGACTCTGGGGGGGTGGTATTAAAATATGGCAGTTAATTTATTGGATTCAGAGGTTATTGATTACAAAAGGAAAATAACCAATAAATTAGTAAGTATACCAGAAGTATATAATTTCATTAATAATACTGAAATATCAAAACCTGCTCAGATGGTAAATACAAATATATTTTCTTATATGAGAATTCCCAACTCCACAACTACAGTTAAAAACTATATTTGTTTTGATTATAATTCTAAACAGTCAAATAAAAACTCTGTATTTAAAACTTGTACTGTTAATATGGGGATAATTTGTCATGAAGATACCATCAATACAAACTATGGAAACAGACACGATGTTTTAGGTGGAATTATAATGAATAGTTTTAATTGGACTAACATATTAGGCTTTGATTTGGAGTTAATTTCAGACACAGAAGCAATTTTAGCAGACAAATATCACGTAAGAACATTGCAGTTTGTTAATCTTACTACTAATAATTTGTGTAATAAAATGGGTGAATAGAATGCTTAATGATGAACTGAAAATCTATAGAGGTGATGATTTTGTAGTCAGTGAACATATAAAAATACATCAACCAACTCTAAATGAAATATGTGAATATGGTGAGCAAGAATATTTCCATATGGTTAATATGTTAACATCAGTCGGAGCAGATTTAAAGTGGCAATTAGATGATGTGGGAATTGATTATACTATGATAGATGATTTTGAATTATTTTATACACTTATAGTAAAAATGTTTACTGTTGAACAAACCAGAATAATTTTTGGAGATTTAGACTTTACTAAATTTGAACTATATAGTAAGAAAGATAATAATGATATATGCCTTATACAAGAAATCTATGATGAAAGCGAAACTCCCGGCTATATAGAAATTGATAAATTTACTTATATGGTTATAACAGATTATTTACGAAAAGTACATGGATACAAAAAGAATGAACAAAAACCAGCAAATGAATCAACTAAGAGAATACTTATTGAGGATGAAAGAGATAATTATTTATTAAATAAAAATAAAGAATCTCACTCTTATCTCCTTAACTTAATATCCACTATGATAAATTCAGAGGGTTTTAAATATGATCATGCAGAAGTATGGGATATGAAAATAAATGCTTTCATGGATAGTGTAAAAAGAATTTCTAAAATAAAGAATGCCCATCTGTTATTGCAAAGTGGGTATTCTGGATATGGAATTAATTTGAAAGATATAAATAAAAAAGAAATAGATTGGCTAGGAGAACTCGATTGAGTTCTTTTTTATTGCCACAAATTATAAGGAGGAATAAATTATGGCTTTTAATCCTAATGAATTAATATTAGAAAAAATTCGTGCTGTCGAAGAATACGATCCAGCCACTTCAGAACTTACTGGTAGATATACACAGATAGAAAGTCCTACACTTGAAACTGGTGCGACTGCTACTGAAGTTACTGATGCTATGGGAACAAGTATAGCAACCTTCTATACCGCACAGACAGGTACTTTTGGATTTACAAATAGTTTGTTTTCACTTGACTTGGCAGCGAGCCAGTACGGATCTGCTAAAACTGTAGCCAGCGACACAACAAAGATTACTATGCCTGTTTCGGAGGTTGTTACAATTGGTACTGATGCAACCGTTTTATTAAAATATGTTCCAGTTGGAACCAATGGAAGTGAAGTAAAGTTTGTAAAGGTTATCAATGATAATAACACCTTTGGAACTACATATGCCGTTTCCGCAACTGCTGGAGCAGGAAAATTTACTCTTAATGCCGCAACTAAGACAATTACGTTACCAGCCGGTACAACAGGTAAGGTATTTGTAAATTATAACAAATCTACTGCAACAGCAGTATCAATTTCTAAGACTACTGAAAGTGTTCCTGCTGTTAAAACTCTTCTTGTTCATGCAATCTTTCATGATCCTTGTAATAAAAATCTTGTATATGCTGGTGTTATTTCAATTCCTAGAGCGCAGATTGATATCACATCTACTTCTATCAATTTAACACCTGATGGAAAGCATGCCGCTAGTTATAAACTTGAAAAACCCTACTGTGATGACACAGCAAAACTGTTTGACATTCTTGTTTCTGAAGATTAATTTAAAACTTGGGCAGTAGATATCAAACTACTGCCCTAATTAATAAGAAAGGTAGAATTGAATGGAAAATAATATTAATGCGCATTGCAGTATTTGTGGGAATGGCTATCATCTTTGCCTAACATGTCAAGGATCTAAAATAAATCCTTGGAGGTCAATTGTAGATTCTGTTGAACATTATAAAATTTTTATAGTTATTCGTGACTATGAAAATAAATATATTGATAAAGATGAAGCAAACAAATTGTTGAGTCAGTGTGATTTAACAGAATTAGATAATTTTATACCAGAAATAAAGGATAAAATTAAAGAAATAATGGTAATTGAGAAGAAAAATAAAAATATTATGAATAGTGAAGAGTTAAATTTATAGGGATATTACACTATTCGTTAAGAATTTTGTAATATCCCTATTTTTTTACACAAAACCAAAATGAAAGGTGTGAAATTTATTAGAGCGTACAGTGAGTTATTTAATCAATATTATGAATTAGAAGAAGTAAGGCTAATTCCTAACATGCAACAGAATTATAAATACCTCAATAGTGGAAAATGTAGAGACCAGCTAGTTGACATCATTTGTGGAAATGATAACAAGCTGGTTTTTGTTTGGAAAAAATCAGAAATTATGAATGAACTATATTCACTTTGGTGCAAACGGGAACTTTAATTTGTTGAGAGGAAGTTATTTTTGTATAAAGAATTGACTGGATTCGAAACAAACCCTGATATGGGGTATGTTTATGTATTATATAACCCTAAAAGTAAATTAGTTAAGATTGGAAAAACAAAAAGTCCTAGGAACAGATTCAGCGTTCTTACAAATCAAAATGGAAGTACATTTAAATATTATATAACAGAACCAATATATATTGAGAGTCTCGTAGAGAAAGTTATGCATAATAAATTCTCATACAAACGTAAAAAAGGTGAATGGTTTGATATAGGGTTTGATGATGCTGTATTGGAATTAAAATTATTACTAGAATCAGAAGATTTTAATAGAAGAAACATAAATAAAATATAACTTTTATAAACAAATCAGTTTGAGCCTATTTTGGCTCTTTTTTAGTGCAAGAAAATAAAATATAAAAGGAGGATTTTGCCATGAACAAAGTGGAAAATCAGAAAAAATCAAACGAATTAATTTATACAGAAAGTAAGACCGCTAGAGATGAAGCTATTAATATTGCTGATGTAGATTTCTTAGACAAGATTAAGGCAATAAAATATCTTACAGATGATATGGTATTAAGTATTGACCAAATTGCTCAGTATTATGAAGCTTCTATTGATAGTATAAGAACAATAATTAAAAGAAACCGAGAAGAATTTGAAGATGATGGTATGGTTGTGTTGAGTGGAAAAGAATTAAAGGAGTTTAAAGATAAAATTAACGCTAGTTCAATTGAACCATCGCCAATTAGTAATACTGTTAACAGTCTTACATTGCTTACAAAAAGTTCTCTTCTACGTGTCGGATTAATAATGACCAATAATTTAATGGCAACTAAAATTCGAAATTATCTTATTCAATGTGAAAGAAAACTTTCTGAACAAGAAAAGGCATGGGTCATTCAAAGAGAAGTTGGAATAATTGAGAGAAAAAGAATGACTTCTGCAATCGCTAAATACATTCCTAATAATAAGCACAAGCAATTTGCTTATCCTAATTATACCAACATGTTATATAAAACTTTGTTTAACTGCAATGCAAAAACACTTAGAGAACAAAGAAATATTAAAACAAATGATGCTTTAAGAAATAGTTTTACAGAACAAGAACTTGTATTAGTGGAAGAAGGAGAAACAATTATTACAGCTCTTATAGCATTAGGGTTTACATATAAGCAGATTGAAGAACATCTTAAAAATAAATATATTAAGCAAATAACTCAGAAATAAGTACATCTATAAAAGTGTTTAGTGGCATTTTTACAGGTGTATTTTTATGCCTAAAAAGTGGGATGCGGAGTCACTAACCGCTTTGAGCAGAACTACTCTCCCACTTTTAATAGAAAGGAATGATATAAATAAACGTAGGCAAAGATTTTGAATCACAATTTAAATCGTCTGTTGATAAGACAAATTACTTTTATCATAGACTTAAAGATGCTGCACAAAGTTTTAACCAGCAAACAAGCGGTCTGAGGTTTAGTTCAAAGAATCCTTATGACTGCTTTTTATATGCATATCCAACATTATTTGCTTTAGAATTAAAATCAACAAAACAGACTTCATTTTCATTTTGGAGACAGGATTTTGAAGATAAAACCAAGTCTCAGACCTTCTTAATCCATAAGCATCAAATTGAAGGTTTGGAACAAGCGAGCAAATACGAAGGGGTTATAGCAGGACTAATATTGAATTTTAGAAATGTTAATCATACATATTTTTGGAGAATTAAAGACTATCTTAATTGCACAAATTCATTAGAGAAGAAATCATTCAATGAAACTGATGTGATTAATAATAATGGTCATCTAATAAAGCAGACAATAAAGAAGATTAAGTATAACTATGATGTTGAAAATTTTGTATTGGAACAACAATTAAATTTAAATTAATCGGAGGAAAATATATGTTCAAATATTTTAAAGAAATGCGTGATTTAAAGAAAATGAAGAGACAGTATGAGGTTATTATACTAGGAAAGATACTGGAATTTATTAATGGTTCTTCTGATATCTTGGAAATGGCAAATAAATTAAAGAATGTTGACCAGAAAGATATAGTATCGGAGATAGTTAAATTTACTAAAGATAAAGAAACTGAACCAGAGGAATAAATATGGCTGCCGTATATGGAAAATCAATGGCTGACTTAGAAAAATTCATGTTAGAGCATTGTAAACAATTGTGTGAATATGCAGCAAATGAAGTGTTTGAAGCAATAAACTATTTCTTAAATCAATATTACATAGAATGGAAACCAGCAACATATCAAAGAACTTATGACTTCTTACATTCGGCATTTAAAACAGACATTAAAAAAGTTGGGAACGGATATGAAATTGAAGTAGGGATTGATTATGAGAGTTTGGATAATTATGAAAACGTGACAGGTTTTGAAGTTGTGTCCTGGGCTGATCAGGGGTTACATGGTGGTCTTGATGTTGATACAAATACTCATGTATGGGACGATTCCATAGACTCTACAATTGAATCCGGACAATTACTTGCTGATTGTATTATCTTTTTAAAATCAAGAGGGTTAACAGTTATTGGTTAATGTAAATTATTTATTCGTTGTATTTACAACAGAAAGGAAATATATGAAATATAGGTTACTAAAATGTGTATCTGATGCAATAGTATCTACTACTTCTGCTTCTTCACGTGGGGCATTATGGGAATTTGTAACGGATGATAATAACGAGATTTTTGAATCTGACAATCTGGATGTTATCGAGTTCAAGTTAAAACAATTAGATGTTAGTATACCAACCAGTAAATTAAAAGTTGTAACTGAAATCTCATATGATAATGATTATTTATTTGACTCTACAGATGCTCCGACACAGTATCACTATGAGGTAAATTACTATTTTGACAATGTAAAAGATACGGTTAAGTCCATTTCTGGTGAAGCTGTATTAGGAACCGTAATTATGTTACTAAACTACTCTTCTACTACTTACGAGATAGATACCACTAAAACGGCAGTGTTACCAGCTAAGTTAACAATAGGAATTAATTCTGTAGATAATATCTTGAATGTGTATTATAAGACAATTGTGTAGATAAAAGCAGTATTTGGCACTTTTAGGAGTGAGGTGATGCAATACTCC